ATGTCAACTCCTTGGGCGACGGCTGTTAGCTGTCGCTTCCAAATATGATTACGCCGACTGGATGACTATGCACCAGCTCGGTCGGTATATCCAACTCTCGCTCAACTTCCATCACGCTTGGCTTACGACTAACCAGCCAAACGACAACTCCGCCATCTTCGCGGTCTGCCCTGTATCCCTTCTCATTTGCTAAGTTCGCCACTTGGTAGTTCTTCATCGTTGTCTCCTTGCTTGACTGTTAAACCTACCTACATTATAACAGTATACAAACAGAAGTCAAATCCAATTTGACAAATCCACGATATTCGTTTATACTTCAGTAAATAATAAAGGAGACGCAAAATGAATGACAAAGTAAAGCAACCAAAACGAGTAGGCTACGTGTTTAACGCGGCCACCGTTGAAAAGCTCGAGCAACTCAGCAAGGTTGAATCGCCGATATACAACGGCCGCCCCGCTACCTGGATAGTCGAGTACGCTATTCATGAGCTATGGTATCGTGTCGTAAATAAGGAGGCATCATGACCGGCAACTACTATCTCGACCTAACAATCGGCATCATCATCGTCGTCGCCCTGTGCGCGGTGTTGGTGGCGCTGGATAGACGGAGGGGGGAGAGGTGAGCATGAATGAGTATGAACAGTTTGTCAAAAACAAATCACAACTCGATGGTATGTTTGGGTTCGAGCCAACATACATGCCAGACTTCCTATTCCCTTTCCAAGCTGCCATAGTTGAATGGGCAACACAGAAAGGGAAAGCTGCCATCTTTGCCGATTGCGGCATGGGCAAGACGTTAATGGAACTGGTATGGGCGCAAAACGTTTATAAGCGAACCGGCAAGCCCGTATTGATTCTCACTCCCCTGGCCGTGACTTCTCAATTTGCACAAGAGGCTGATACTTTTGGTATCGAAGCTGCACGGTCAATACAGGGCGAGATTAACGCGCCAATCGTAATATGCAATTACGAACGATTGCACTTTTTTAACTCTGATGATTTTAGCGGTGTTGTCTGCGATGAATCAAGTATCCTAAAATCATTCGATGGCATCCGACGCACACAGATAACAGAATTTATGCGCCTTAAAAAGTATCGCCTACTTGGAACCGCAACAGCCGCGCCAAACGACTATACCGAGCTTGGAACGTCAAGTGAAGCTCTCGGCGGATTGGGATATATGGATATGATTGGAAGATTCTTCACCAACAAAGAGAATACATCGCATCCAATCAAGGGAAGATGGCGTTCTTCAAGTAATGAGCAGTTTAGATTTAGGGGCCATGCCGAGTTGAAGTTCTGGCGCTGGGTAGCATCATGGGCAAAGGCATTACGCAAACCGTCCGACCTCGGCTTTGATGATAACGGATTTATTCTCCCCCCATTGAACATCAAACATCACGTCATTCATACCGGCAAGGCTACGCCTGGGATGTTGTTTGAACTACCCGCTATCGGATGGAAAGAAGTCAGAGAAGAACGACGGCGCACGCTTCCAGAACGGTGTGAAACAGTCGCTGACTTAGTAAATAGCACAGGCGAGCCTGCGGTCGTCTGGTGCAATCTGAATCCTGAAGGAGACCTATTAGAGAAGCTCATACCAGACGCAGAGCAAGTATCAGGCAAGGATAACGACGACCGCAAAGAGCGCAAATTTGAATCATTCTCAAACGGTAATACCCGCGTCCTGATTACCAAGCCCAAAATAGGCGCATGGGGATTAAATTGGCAACATTGCAATCACGTTACATACTTCCCGACCGATAGCTATGAGCAATGGTATCAGGCTATCCGGCGCGTGTGGCGTTTTGGGCAAGAGCGAGATGTGACAGTCGATGTCGTTTCAACCCCTGGACAAGAACGAGTACTTAAAAACATGCAGAAGAAAGAAGCGGCTGCGTCCGAAATGTTTACCTCATTGGTAGCACAGATGGGAGCCAGCCAAGAAATTGACCGTTTGTTTTCCTATAATCGAAAAGTGGAGGTTCCAACATGGCTATCTTAGACCAGGCGATTACCGATAACTACGCGCTATATTGTGGCGACTGTATGGACGTGATGCCCAATTTTCCAGATGGGTCAATTCACCTATCAATCTATTCGCCGCCCTTTGCCGGCCTGTATCAATACAGCAGCAACGAGCGCGACCTATCCAACAGCAACGATTACAGCCAGTTCATGAAGCATTACGAGTTTATCATTCAAGAGATTCACCGCTTGACAATGCCAGGGCGAATAACTGCCGTACATTGCATGGATATTCCCAAAGGCAATACCGGCAAGGGCGATGGCCTGAGCGATTTCCCAGGCGACATTATCCGACTGCACACAAAGAACGGATGGACATACAACGCCAGGTATCACATCTGGAAAGAGCCGCTAGGTGTTCGCAATCGCACAATGAAGAAGGGATTAGCACATCAAACCATTGTCAATGATGCGACCAAATGCGACGTAGCCTCAGCCGATTATCTTCTCGTTTTCAGGCGAGAGGGAGAGAATCCCGTGCCAGTTGCACATCCACGCGGATTAACAACCTACGCCGGCAGCAGGATGATACCAGAAGAATTATTCGCCTATCAAGGATGGGAAGGCAAACAACGAGAGAACAGATTGTCTCATTGGATATGGCGACAATACGCCTCGGCATTCTGGGATGACGTGCGAATTGACCGCGTACTGCCTTACAAAGAATCACGCGACCAGGAAGATGAACGACACGTCCACCCGCTTCAGCTAGACGTTATTGACCGCGTTGTCACCATGTGGAGCAATCCAGACGAGCGCGTTTTAACACCATTCATGGGAGTTGGATCCGAAGTTTACAGCGCCGTATCTGCCAGCCGGTTCGGTATTGGCGTTGAACTCAAGCCAAGCTACTACAGGCAATCGGTAAAGAACGTGGCCGACGCTATCAAGAATCAATACTCGGAGATGCCATTATTCAGCATGGCGGGACTGTCCAATGCCTGACCACACGAACCGATGACAGTTTACAGCCGGCGTGAAATCGGCTATAATACTTGTAGCGGCTTACATCGGATTGGCCTCCGGTGGACAGCCCGAGCCTCCCGACAGGGTTGCCGCTATATTATTTTTCGGGAATATATTAGTCGGGAGAAACTCCAATGTCAAACAATCAAATATCAAATATCCGCACCCAGCTGCGCGACGTTCAGCGCCAGTTGAAACGTGCCAAACCTGACCGTCGTCAAGAACTGCTCAGGCAAAGCCGCGATCTGAACCTTGCCCTTAGCCATCTCACAAGAGGTAGGAATGACTAAAACAATGAAATGGTTCCGGCTATATTCTGAAATATTGCACGATAGGAAGCTGGCAAGAATAGCCAGGCACGAGCAATATCCACTTTACCAACTTGTCGGCGTATGGGTATCAATCCTATGTATAGCAAACGAAGCACCAGAACGCGGCAGCCTAATGCTAGGTAAAAACATACCGATGACAGAGGATGATATAGCCTTCGAGATAGGCATGGGCATTGGCGACTTTCAGCATTTATTCGCAGCCTTCGTTGAATACGAAATGATTGCTCATAACGGTAAAGACTTCTGTATCACTAGTTGGAATAAGCGTCAATTCAAGTCAGACGATAGCTCTGAACGGGTGAAACGTTACCGCGAAAAGAAAGCCAAAGAAAGTGTAACGTTACAGAAACGTTACAGTAACGCCCTAGATACAGATACAGATACAGATACAGATACAGAAAACAATGATAGCGATTTTGGCCTGGTTATAACAACTTACGAAAACAACATCACGCCGATAACGCCTATCGTATCTGAGAAGATTCAAGCGGCTGTTGATGAGTTTGGTAACGATGATGTGATTGAGGCTATCGGATTAGCCGCTAAGGCAGATGTACGTAAATGGAATTATATCAATGGCATCCTCAAAAGCTGGCGCAAAGACGGCAAGCAAAAGAGTAAATCAACCAACGGCAACAAGCAATCAAAACCAGAACAGGCCGAACACCTGATTTCTATCATCGGCAAATATGGTAGGCACAAATTCAGCCAGGCAAAGCCAGAACTGGAAGATGCCGGAATGTTGCCGGCAGTTAAACGCATGGGCGGGTGGAGCCGCTTGTGTGAATTGAAGGCAGATAGAATCAAGTTTGCATATTATGAGGCGGTGAAACAATGAGCGACAGACTGCCACCGCACAACATCGAAGCTGAGGAATCTGTACTTGGTGGGATCATCATAGACAACAGCGCGTTTTATGACATCCCATTTCTGCAACCAGAGCATTTTTACAGCTCCAAGAACGCGGCTATCTTCAAGGCTATATCATCGTTACTTCGCGCCGACGTTGCCGTTGACATGACAACCCTATTGGAAACGTTACGCGGTAGAGACATCAAAGAGGATCACTATGTGATCGGATTGCTTACGGCCGTCCCAACGTCATCCAACACGCGGCATTATGGCCGTATCGTTGAAGCGCACGCTAGACGGCGGGAATTGATACAAGCTGCTGGCAAGATAGCCGATACCGCCTGGAACGAAGGGCAGGCAATAAACACGACGTTAGAACAGGTGCAGTCAATACTTTTTGAGGTGACAGATAGAGCCGGTATAAATGACGCAGCCCCAGCCCGATCCGGCATGTCTGAGTTATTCGACTTGACTGCAACACGACGCGCCGATGGCGGTATGCCAGACGGTATCAAAACAGGCTTTGTTGACATTGACAGAGTGCATGGTGGATTACGCGGTGGCGAGTTGATTATCTTAGCAGGTAGGCCAGGCATGGGAAAGTCAGCACTTGAAGGGAGTATCTCAGCAACGGCCGCAAAGAATGGAAAACGCATCGCACGGTTCAACCTTGAGATGCAAGCAATCCAATCATGGCAACGGCTGGTAGCAATTGACACTGGCTTGCCCTTTGAGCGAATCCGTGACGGCGCATTGAATGATAGTGAATGGCGCATATTTGGAAAGGCCATAGCACAGCTATCTGATTTGCCAATGTGGATTGACGATACAAGCTCACTAACACCAGCGCAGCTCCACAGCAAGGCCCGCCGAATATATGCTGAGAATGGCGGTATCGACATGATAACAGTTGACTATCTTGGATTGATGACAGTTGAAAACAAGCGCCAAAACAGGACGCATGAGGTAGGCGAAATTAGTCGCTCTCTTAAAAAACTGGCGAAGGATTTAGACATCCACGTTCTGGCCCTGGCGCAATTGAATCGCTCTTGTGAATCCAGAAGCGACAAGCGCCCAATGTTATCCGACCTTCGCGATTCAGGCGATGTTGAACAAGATGCAGACGTGGTACTTTTTATCTATCGTGATGATTATTATGACGATGCAACCGAACGTCCAAATATCGCAGAGGTAAACATTGCCAAACACAGAAACGGCCCGACTGGTATTGCGGATTTATATTTCCAAGCCCAAAGTATTACGTTCAAGAACCTACAAAAAGAAGCGTTATTATAGTCCTGGAGGTACAGTTATGATAGCAGTCATATTCTTAATCGGTTTAATCGGCGGCGGTTTAATGGTTGCCCTGGCGCTCGCCCTGTGCAAGATGTCCGCCAGGTGCAGCCCACGCGAGCAAGTGATAATGGACAATGAGCAGGTGATGGAGGTTAGCGGCTGGGCTACACCGGAGGAGTTTGAGACGAAATGGCAGGCGCGGATTGATGGGATAAGAGGAGAGGAATCATGAGATACCGCACAGAGACGCAGACAATATACAAGCACATCATGTCCGCGCCGGATGATGAGCCGCTGACGTTAGCACCGGAGATGCTGGGATTGTTAAAGGATTGGTTAGATTCAGACGGTGACATCACTAAAACACTACACGCCCGTGCAGATTTGATAGACAAATTCCGCGCCCAGACCGCCCGCGATGCCGTAACCATCAGCAACCTTGCCGAGCGCCTGGCTGAGTTGGAACCGGCGAATCCGTATGAGGGGGAGGAATGATTGCAAAGCTACCGTGGAGTTGGCGACAGTTTATGACAGCCATGCGCAAGGCTGGTTACGTCAACGATGGACAAGGTGTATTTATCCACAAAGAAACGGGCTTCAAGTATTACGGCTGGACGTACAGCAAGGATTGGCAAGAAGCGTGGAAGGAATGGGCGAACGCGCATCAAACGCCTGCGCCATTCTGATGAGACAATCCACAACCGCCCGCCTCATCACAGAATCCAACCGCATCTACCGTGCGCTGGTATTCTTCACCGCCGTACTCGTTGCTGGTATCATCCTGCTTGCCCGCCCCGCAACCCTACACAGCCCGACGCTATTCAGTATCGGCATTACGGCCGTTATAGTCTCCCTGGTAGCAATCGCCTTAAA